TAGAATGAAATTTATAGATGTAGGAGTACAAGAACACAATAATAATTTATTAATAGTTGATGGATTAAATGTTGCGTTTAGGTGGAGATATAAAAAAATTCCATACTATACAAACGATTATGTAAGAACAGTAGAAAGTTTAGCAAAGTCGTATGACTGTGGTAATATTATAATTTTAGCTGATGGTGGAAGTTATTACAGAAAAAATCTATATCCAGATTATAAAGCAAATCGAAAAGATAGATATAAAGATCAGACAGAAACAGAGAAAAAAGAATTTAAACAATTCTTAGCTGAGTTCGCAAATGCCTTTAAAAGATTACAAGATAAAGGACATTTAATTTTAAAACAGCGAGGACTTGAAGCGGATGATTTAGCCGCTTGGATAGTAGGAAAACGAAAAGAATTTGGAATCGGTAATACATGGTTAATATCTTCGGATAAAGATTGGGATTTATTAATTGATGATGATGTTTCTCGTTTTTCTACTGTAACTAGAAAAGAAGTAACAGTAAGTAATTGGGACGAACATTATAAATTTGATAAAGAGATGTTTTTAACTTTTAAATGTTTAGCTGGTGATGTAGGAGATAATATACCCGGAATTAAAGGTATCGGACCAAAAAGAGCTCAACAACTAATAGAAGAATACGGTGATCTATTTGACATATATAATTCATGTCCTATAGATAGTAAGTACAAACACGTACAAGAATTAAACGAAAACGCAGATAGATTATTACTTAATGCAGAATTAATGGATTTAGAAAGTTATTCAGAACAAGCAATAATAGAAGCAAATATGGACTTAAAGGATTTATCCTTAAAAATTAAAGAGCATTTAAATGGGAGTAGTTAGTACTAGAGCGCAGGTTATTACCAGAAGAACCTACAATAGACCTTTAAATAAAAAAGGTACTAAATTTGAAACATGGGAACAGACAATAGGGCGAGTAATCGCCCATCAAGTATGGCTATGGGAAAGAGCCAAAGGAGAAGATAGTCTTACAGAAGAAGAATGGAATGAATTAGCCGAATTGCAACAACTATTAATTGATAGAAAAGCATTGATGGCAGGAAGAACTTTATGGCTAGGAGATACTGAAATATCCCGTAGACGAGAAAGTTCTATGTTTAATTGTTCTTTTACAATAGTAGAAACAGTATATGATGTAGTAGATGTTCTATGGCTTTTATTACAAGGTTGTGGAGTAGGATTTAAACCAATTACAGGCACTCTAACAGGCTTTTATAAGCCAATAGAAGATGTAGAAGTTGTACATACACAAAGAACAGGAAAAGGTGGACAAGAGGATAATTCAGAAGACTGGGATCCATATACTAAAACATGGATTTTAACTATTGGAGATTCTGCAGAAGCATGGGCAAAAAGTATTGGAAAGCTATTAGCTGGAAAATATCCTGCAAAGAAATTAGTTCTTGATTTTTCTGAAATAAGACCTTCGGGAGAAAGACTAAAAGGATATGGTTGGATTTCTTCTGGAAGCGAAGCAATAGGCAAAGCCTATTTAGAAATAACTAAAATATTAAATTTACGTTCAAGTAATCTTTTGAGAAAAATGGATATTTTAGATATAATTAATTGGCTTGGTACTGTTTTATCTTCAAGAAGAAGTGCAGAATTAGCTTTATTTGATTATGGAGAACCCGAATGGGAAGACTTTTCAGTAGCTAAGAAAGATTGGTGGGTAAATGGAAACGAACAAAGACAACAAAGTAACAATTCTTTACTTTTTAGATTTAAACCTGAAAAGAAAGAACTAACAAACATATTTCAATTAATGGCAGATTCTGGTGGTTCTGAGCCAGGGTTTATAAACGGTGTAGCTGCACTAGAACGAGCCCCATGGTTTAAAGGAGTTAATCCATGTGCTGAAATCTTACTAGGAAATAAAACATTCTGTAACTTAACAGAAGTAGATTTAGGAAAATTCGTAGGAGATCACGCTGGATTACTTAGAGCTTTAAAATTAATTGCAAGAGCAAATTATCGTCAAACTTGCGTAAATCTCCATGATGGAGTCTTACAAGAGGCTTGGCATCTTAATAATCAGTTTTTACACTTATGTGGAGTAGGATTAACTGGAATAGCTAGAAGGAGGAACTTAGGAGCTTATGACTATAAACAAATGCAACGAGTCGCAACATCAGCAGCATATCGTATGGCTGATGAATTGGATTTACCCCGACCAAAAAATGTTACAACTGTCAAACCATCGGGAACACTTAGTAAGATTATGGACACTACTGAAGGTGTGCACAAGCCTCTTGGTAAATACATCTTTAATAACGTTAATTTTTCTAAGCACGATCCTCTTATTAGTACTCTCCGTAGTGCTAACTATATTGTATTTGATCACCCTACCGATCCAGAAGGGATATTGGTTACTTTTCCCATACACTACAAAGATGTGGAGTTCGATAAGAAAGGTAAAAAGGAAGTTAACTTAGAGACAGCATTAGATCAATTAGAAAGATATAAACTATTACAGAATAATTGGTGTCAACAAAATGTTAGTGCAACAATTAGTTATAGTTCTGATGAGGTTGATGATATAATCGAATGGTTACATCATAATTGGGATAATTATGTTGGAGTAGCTTTTATGTATAGAGCTGATCCAACTAAAACTGCGAAAGACTTAGGTTACTTATATCTACCACAAGAAGTAGTAACTAAACAAGAATACGATACATATGTGGAAAGACTTCTTCCTATTGATTTAGAAGGTGCAAATACTTTTGAAGAGTTAAAAGAAGAAGATTGTGTAACGGGCGCTTGCCCAATTAAATAGGAGAAAATAATGGCTACTGAAATAACAGATCAAGAACCAGTATTAGTACTCAACGAAAAGAAATATATCATTAATGATCTTTCAGATGAAGCAAAAGCTTGTATTATTCAATTACAGAATGTACAAACTCAGATGGGACAGACATCAGCTACATTTGAACAGCTTCAAATGGCGTTTAATGGTTTTAATGAAAAATTAGCAGGACTCGTTGAAAATACAGATACAGAAACAGTCAATTAAAAGAAAACCCGCTCTAAGCGGGTTTTTTTATTATTATAATTCGTAACCTTTAAACCAAGGTGGTAAACCTAAAAAGGGTCTTCTATCATATTTATTTTCTTCTGCTTCTTCTTTTGATGTATCGTTATAATGTAAATATACTTGACCACAATTCTCACCTTCAAATGGTTCTCGCCAATGTTCATACTCACCTCTATATATTAACATATCTCCATGATCTAATAATACTCTAAGACCTTCTTCTCCTTCTTTTCCTTCTTTTCCTGAAGGCTCTAAGAATATAGGCCATGGATCTCCACCTAAATTCATTGTCGCAGATGCTTCACAACTATATCTATCTTTATGTCTTTCTAATACATCTCCCTTCTTATAAATTCTTGCGTATGAATATGTTTCATTTAATTTTAATTCTGTTTCCATTTCCATTCGCCATTTAATTTTCTGTAATAAAGTTTCCATAACTAAATCGCCATAATGACTATAGGTTTCTGGCATTTGTTGATCATTCCACCCACCCCAATCTATATTAAGCTGGGAAATATATTCTGCATCAAAAAATAATCGTGCTACATTTCTTTTATTACAAAAATAATTATAACAAAATTCTGCTAATTCTCTTGATATTGCTCTTTTAATAACTTTATACATAAGGCTGTCCTAAATTCCAAAGAACTAGAGAATGTCTTATTCCTTCAGTTACTGGTTTAACTCTATGCCATAAAAAAGACGGAAAAACGATTATTGATCCTCTGGCTCCAATATCTGTAATTGTTTCTACTTTATCTTTAGTGTATTGTGGGTCAGTAGCCCTAAAATTAAATTGTAATTCTCCACCTTCATATTCTTCTGGATCAGTCAACATTGAAACAATGGTTATCTTTCTAATTTTACCATGTCTTGCTGGATCATTGGGACAATCAAAAGGTATTTCACTTGAATCTGTGTGCCAATCATAAAATTGTCCTTTTTTATATTCAGTAAACTGAAAGTTTTCTGAAAAATCCCATTGAAAATTCCATCCTGCTTGTTTATTAGCTTCATGTACATAAGGATGTATTTCATTATAAATCCAAGAATCATTTAACCAAACAATATCTGATTTTCTTTTCGTCTCTATATGCTCCAGTTCTTTTTCGTTTGGAGGTTGGCTCCTATCTACTCCTGTAAGTGCCTTTTGTTTCTTTATAGAATTTCCATACGCCATA